GAATGTTTGCGTTTTCGCCCTGAAAGTTTAGATCCATGTTGCTTGTGTTCAGTCTCCTGCTGCCAATCGTCAGCTTCTGCCCGAACATTTCTTCCATGGCCGCAAAAAAATCCATTCCGTCTGCTTCATTTGTGTGTTTTTGAATAAAATCAATCTCCACTTCAACATTCTTGTGGAATGCGTTCTTTGTGGATTCAGAAAATGTCTGTGTTATATACACAAAGAAAGAAGGCCGTGTATAGCCTTCTACGGTGTCTGCTCCGTATATCTTCATATCCGGATATCTTTCTTTCAAAGCGGAATTGACCGCTTTTTTTATTTCTTTAAGTGTCAAGTCCTGTCTCCCTCAAGATTTCTTCCAGAACTTCCTGTCCGAGCAGCTCTGCGTGTTCTGCGCGCTGTGCCATATATTTTGCCACAGTCTTTTTCCCCCTGACTTCTCCAACCTGCCTCAATCCCTTTGTTTTGTCTTTGCTTTTATGAGTTATCATGGCATGTCCTTCTTCGTAGAGATGGTAATGTGGAGCTACTGTCGTAACTGCAACTGTAACTTTGTTTCCTGATCGTATTACTTTTCCCTGTCTGAAGCTCTTTGCCAGAGGCTTTGGTTTCTTTTCACTTTGTGGACTTATATAATGATGCCCTTTTGCCTCAGAATTAACTCTACCCTTTAAGTCTTTTGCTATACTTTTGGATTCTTTTTTGAGAACAGTTTCTGAAGACGCTGGGAACTGCCGAGCTGCTGCTTCGAGTGCTTTTTCCAACTCAGAAACGTCATATTCAAAGCTGATACTCTGCATTCTCAAACACCTCCTCACACTGAATTTCCAGCAGCTCCCTGGCATCATTTACATCCAGCGGAGGACCGGCAATCGCATATGTATGTCCTTTATACAGGATCCTCATATCTGTTGTTATGTCTTCCCTGTATCTGACATATATACGATGCGTAACCTCTGGCTTTAGTTTCCCCATGAAGTTATATTCTGAAGATTTATATGGCTTTACAGTTCCCCAGACAGTTTTGTAATTCTTCCACTCTGATTTATCCTGTCCCATATCGTCTTCTTTTGCTTCAAGGCGTTGAAAAATAATGCGTCTGTTCAGTTTTCCTGTATAAATCATCTGATCACCTCACAAGAAGTTTACGCAATACATTCCCAGGATAGTCTCTGCCGTTTTGTTCATGATATTTTTATCTACCTGCAGCTGCCGGTTATCGTACATGTCAGCAATCAGCATGAGGACTGCGATCGTAATATCCTCATGCTGATCCAGCTGCTCCTCTGTAAGTCCTGTGTATCCTTTGCAGTATTCTACAGCTGCAGTTTTCATGGTCAGGATTTCTCTGTTGTCAGCCTCTTCCATCTCTTTCGGATCTTCCCGGATGTGCTGCCATATATCTGCAGTGGTCATTTCACTAATCTTCATATTCTAACCTCATTTGCGCCGGCGCAATTCACGCAGATGCCATAGTTAATTTTGCAATCTTCTGTGCATCCTCTACCTTTGTATCAATTTCCATCCAGGCTACTACGCCAACCGCATGCTGTGTTGCGTATTTTTCCCTCAGCACTTCGATATTTGCATCTTCCGCTACTTTTACCGCTAATCCGGAGAAATCGCCGTAATAAACAGTGACAGCCTCTGCTTCCATCTTCGGCATTGCATCAGAGCAGTATACGTCTTTTCCCAGAAGAGTGTATCCCCATCTGGCTGAAACATCTCTGTTCAAAAGATAATTTCCGTCGTTATCTTTTAATTTTCTGATTGCTGTTCTGGTTGCTTTGTTCATGATCCAGACAGCTCCGGACTGATAAGTATCCGGAATGGACTCCTGTACATCGATCAGTTCATCAGCTGTGACTTTTGCTGCTGCCGCCGCTGTAGTGCCACGAGTAACTTTTGTGAGTCCTTCTGCTTTTCCAGATGTTCCGATCAGGCATTCATGTTCGATAAATACGGAAATCGCTTTCGCCATGTACTGAATAATTTTATTTAATACATTGAATCCGCTGTTGTTGATCAATTTCTTTGAAATTACAGTAAGTGCTCCTGCAAGGAAACCGCTCAGAGAAATGCTCTTGAATGTTCCGGATGTGCTTGTAAGTTCTGTAAACTCATCTGCGTATGCCATCTTAATAGAACTGGTATCTTCATCATAAAATGGAATACTGATGGTTCCTCCGATGTTATATCTATCTGCCATACTGTAAATCGGGCAGATTTCTACTACTTTTTCAATGATCTTGTTTACGATTGAAGACGGGATCACCGCACCATTGTCTGTATAGGTAAGGTTTGTAGCTCTCTCATTGGTAATTGTACCTCTTATATAATCTACAAATGCTCTCTCTTCTACGGTCAGGGTGTCGCCTTTCTCCTTACCTTCCTTCTTCGGATTTCCAAGATTTCTGGCTCTTTCTTTTGCTTCGATTGTCTTGTCAATGGCATTGATTTCTTTTTCAATCTCATCAAAACGAGCCTGTTCTGTTTCTTCGAAGGCTCTCTGTTCTTCCTGTGCTTTGTTCAGGATTCCTTCCATCTCTTCCACGAGAGCAGTTCTTTTTTCCTCCAGGCTTTTTAATTCCTCTGCTCTTATCTGCAGATATCTTCTGGCAGCTACTCTGAATGCTTTTTTATTTGTGATTTTTCTTTTATGACTCTTCCTTATTTATTTCCTCCTAATCGTCTGATTGTCTCTTCATACTTTGAGTAATCAATTTTTTCTTCCGGTTTATTTGAGACTACCCTGGTTTCCAAAGTTCTTACTTCCAGAACTTCATTTCCGTCTGCACGCATCTCTATTGATGTGCTTGCATAACACGGGACTTTTCGGTTGTCAATGATCGACACCTCTTTCAAATCCATGTCTTCCACAAATCTGCGTTTCAGGCCGGAATCTGTATCCTCTTCTTTGGCTGCTCTCTCAATAAATCCAAAGGACCAGCCTCTGAGCTCACCTTTTTTCGCTTTTTCGATCACTTCTGCATCTGTGATTTCCGCAATCGCCCGAAGTCCAATATTATCTTCAAACAGCTGAAGGTTTGTTTTGGTACTTCCAAGTTCCCTGCTATAATCATGGTTTAACAGGATCTTGATCTCATCAGCACGTGAGATTGCCCTTTCAAAAGCTCCAGGGACGATCTGCTCAATGAACTGTGTCCCGCTTCTGTCCCGGATGGGTCTGCTGTCTCTTGCAACCGCGTTTACATATCCATCAATTGTGACGGACTGTTCTCTGATTTCGATTCTCCTTACTCATCGCCTCCCTCTTTTAATCTTTCCAAGTCTAATGTTTTGCTTGTATTAAGCACGATCACTTTGTTACTCTCCGGATCATATAATCCATCCTGAAGCCCTAATTTAATGAATTTCATTCCCAGTGGTGGCATATTTTCCTTCTTTCTGACCTCATCTGTCTGAAGGAATCCTTTTTCTATTCCGATGCTGTATGCGCTGTATCGTTTGTCGATGTCGCCTTTAATCAGTTCAGATATATCAAAATCAAAGAAATATGTCTGTTTTTCCGATTCAAGCAGCATTGCTCTGTTTAACGCAGTCCGAAATTCTGCCAGCAGGTTTGATAATTCATATTTTATGAAATTCTTTTCATCCTGTTCACCGGCATTTCCATTCAAAAGTGATGGTGGAATCCCCATGACCTTGCAAATCTCATCACCGTTTGTCTTTTTATTCTCATTCAACTGCATTTCTACAGATGTGTTGGATGCTTCCTGGAAGTCAAGTCCTTCATTTAAAATTACAACACTCTCCGTGTTGTTTGAATACAGATTTCTCCAGGCATCTTTCAGAGCATCAATCGCTGCCTGTGACAATTTTCGCGGAGATTTTATGAAACCTTTCTTATTTCCGCCTGTTGATACAAGGGTTTCCTCAAACTTCAGTGAATTATATGCTACTCTTAAAAGCCCCTCATTCTCTTCTATGATGCTCTTTCCTTTCGCCCCGTCCTCTGTATTTCTGAGAAGTCGTATGAACTGATAAGGTTTATAGGTGTTTCCCTGCACTAGGATATCGTAATCTTTAAAGATCACATCCGGATTCTCGTTGAAGCTTATGTTCTTTTCCGATACATACCGGAGAGAACGTATTTCATTTTTGACTTTATCTATAAAAATATAGCCGCCCCGTCCAAGAAAATAATCCAAAATAACTGCCCGTTTCATCTGATAGGCATCCAGTGTATCCCCTGTTTCGGAATTCAGCAGAACTATTCTGTTATCATCCAGGACTTCTGTTATCCGGTTCGTTTCCCGTTTGTACATCCTGATCGGAACTGCTGCCACCGTCCCTGCGATTTTATTTAAGCATCCCGCCAAAGATGGGATATTCACAGCTCTCTCCCGTCCAACAGACTCTCCTGACAGCCACGCTCTCAAAATCGCCGCGTCCACTTCCGGCTCCTGTGCCGGATCTGCTCTCTTTTTTCGTTTCCAAATTCCCATTTTTCTGGTCCTCCTATGCTGTTTGTGCAACAAAACTGTCGTCATTAAGTAAATACTGCTGTAAGAGGTACATTGCATTGATCAAAGCAACTACCTCATCCACTTTTCCTGTTGATTTCTTTTTGTTAACATATTTATTCAGGTTTGTATCTTCTGTACATCTTGCATTCTGGAAATTGATCTCCAGAAGCCTGTTTTCTTCGTACCTGAAGTGTTGCTGTAAGATTACCTCTTTCAGCCATTTTGTCGGTTGGTGTAGGACTGAGCTGTGCTGTTTGATTTCTACGCACTCCAGACCTTCTGCTTCCATCTTCTGTACGCTGGATATCGCATTGTATCGGTCATATCCAACTTGTTCTACAGTCACACCGTATCTTTCTTCCAGTGCATGTGTCACGTAATCTTCCACAACGCTGTAATCAATCACTTCTTCCCCACATGCGATACACTCGCCTTTATTGATCAACCTCTGGTAATCCACATGTTCCTTCTGTGTCTTTATAGCAGTTTTATCTGTTGGGATAAATCCCATTACCTTTGCGTAAACGAATCCGTCTTCTTCTGTCACCATCGCTACTGCAGTATTGTCATCCGTCTGTGAAAGATCCACGCCCACCCATACCCGGCGGCCAATCCACCACTGTGAATCCAATTCCGTTTTACACAATTTTACTTTCTGGATATCAATATATCCTTCAACTCCAAGTCCTTTGTAAAGGATATTGTTGTGTTTGCAGAGATAGTTTTCCCTTTTATTCTCATAGAGTATTGCCAGGGTACGTTTCTTTTTTATCTCATCAAAGATATATTTGTGGGATACTGCTACCGGATTGCTCTGATATATGGCTCTGTCGTCTTTCTGCCAGACTTCTCCCTGTTTCAGATCATCGTCAGGCTCGTAGAGCAACGCAAAATACCTCCGGTCATCAAGTAGACCGTCCAGGGTCTTTTTCGCAATGTCTATTTCATCGATCATCACATTGTTATCATTCGGATATTGTGTACTGATAATAATCCCAAGTTTGTTAAACAGTGTGATCTGTGATGATCTCATTGCTTCCACAGGATAATCGTCCAATGCTCCTGCTTCATCCGCGAGATAAGCATTTGCCAGTTTTCCATCCATGCCGTCCTGACTATATGCGAGCGGTGTGTATTCATTTTCGTTAAGTAGACATATAATCTGGCTTCTGAGAATCTTAAACGCCGGTTCGTCTTCATCGTACAATGCCGGAGAAACTTTTATGATCTTGCGAATCGCGTTCTTCAGCTCCGATGACAACTGTAAATCCGGTGCAACAGAAAAGAACCGGGAAAAATCCGGTTCCGTAAGCATCAGCAGAATGAATATCACTGCTGAATTGAAGGTTTTGAAGTTTTTTCGTGCTATCTCAAGCAGAATCGTCACATAAAACCGGCTCTTCTGTTCTGAATTTTTGCAATATGTACACAGACCAGCCACGATCATAAGCCATGCGTAATCTTCCAAGCCGTCATAAATACTGCATCTAAGATCCGGGTGGACCATTAATTTTAACAATTTGCATACTTTCTCGTACTCCTCTTCATCTACATAAGCATCTGCATCGTATCCGTCTGCAATATACAGCCAGCTCTCAGCCTGTTTTTTCACATATTCAGGAACTTTTCTCTCCTGCTCTGTCACACACCACAGAGCGTACTTATACGCTTTTCCATCTTTCATTTACTTAACGCTTCTTTCAATGGATTCACCTTCTTTTCCGGTTTCTTCGGAACAGATCTGAGAGATGCGGCAATCGTCATGATATTTTCTTTTTCGATGTCTGACAGCATTTTTCTTTTTGACTGGACCTGGCGATCCAGAGAGACCAGATTCTTCTGCATGGATGCTTCAATGCCGTAATATTCTCTCGGAGTCATTTCCTCATTGATGAGGAGATCTTCTTTTGCATCCTGAAATTCGCATAACTGCTGATAGAAACGTTCTCTTTTTTCTTCAAATTCTTTTGTTTCTGCATACAGAACACAGTATCTGTTGATCACTGCACCGTACATATCATCAAACTTGTCAATTTTTTGCAGCAGCTTTTTCAGACGGAGAAATTCTTTGTGTGCTGTTTCATTATCTTTTACTTCCTGCCGTTCTTTCAACGTGATACCTGTAAGTAATGCCTTTTCTCCCTGCTCCCGCTGGCGGAGTTCTTTCTTTGTCCGATGGGATTTCTTTTCCATTCGGATAATATCTGCAGTCTTTGGTGGTGTTGGCCTTTCTCTCTCCTCCTTCCTGTAAAAGTAAAAAGCTGATGTGGGAATTTATTATGAATCGATGGGCATATGTGGTCGTGAGAAATCAGATTTTTTTCAGTCCGAATGGCCGGGGGGGACTCTCTGAAGTCTCCTGCTGCCTTGCGATATCTGTCAACACCTCTCTTGGTATACCTGCATCTTCAGCCATTCCATGATGCATGGTGCATAAGGATATCAGATTGTCATTATCCAGTCTCCGGTCATAGTCCTCGATCAGCGGTACTATATGATGCACTTCTATCTGCCGGTTATTATACCTGCTGATCGTGCCATATAGATTCCGTAAGCACACCTGACACAGATAATGATCTCTTTCTCTGATCTCCAGACTCTTTTGTTTCCACGCCTGTGTACTTCGAAAACTGTTTTGTGTTGTGCGTATTTTCTTTCTCCGTACCGGCTTGCGTCCACAATCATACCTGCTGTCATGAACTTTGCCACAATACTTACAACTTTTTAGCATCTTTAATCCCTCATGAATAGCGGGAGATGGATTCGAACCACCGTTCCAGGCTTAGGAGACCTGTAAGTTACCGTTACTTTATCCCGCGGTATTTTTGTATATTAAAAGAGAGCCTGTTTCCAAGCTCTCTTGTTAATTAATATTTATGTTTTCATGGACATTCTGGGGTTCGAACCCAGGACCGACCGGTTATGAGCCGGTTGCTCTAACCACTGAGCTAAATGTCCTTAAAATTTAATTTTCACGTTGCAAGCTACCGCTAGGTGCCCTTGCCAAGCCTCACCACCTCTCATTCGTTTCGTTTTTGAGTATAGAAAATGCCAGAATAATCTATTGATTTTTCTTTCTACAACATTTATAATTTATTACGTAGCTACTTAAGAAGCTTTAAACTTAGAGGAGGATAAATCATGTCAAACACTTTTATAGCTTTTGCTAGCTCTAGTGATTAAGGCACCATCTTGATTAATCCTAAGATTTCTTCTTAGTAGATTACATTTTCTACAAGACACCATCTTTATTACTTTTGGCATTTAGGTTTCGTCGTCTAATGTAAGTCCAAAATAAATAATAAAGGAGAAATCATATGTTGGATTTTTTCAAGATGGTGCTCAACGTGGATTTTCTCTTGTTTCTCTTGGGTATATATTGGAATGATATTGCCCTCTACATTCAAAATTGGATTGCCACATGCAATTCCAAATGTTTTGGCGTTATAGCCGCTATAGTTGTCTATATGATTTTAAAAGGTCATTGGCACACACATATTAAGAAATAAGGGAAATTAAAAAGGTCGGATTAGCTACCCGGCCTTTTTAATATCTTTTTCATCTAAATTCATTGTAATAATATCACATATATAGTGTGTACTTCTATGTACTCTTTTATATTTTAAAATTCAATAACGCTCTTCCATGGATTTTATGCACCCACTTCCAGCTGTAATTCATTTTTACAGCAACTTCTTCCCATTTCATTCCAAGTATGTATCTCAGTCTCAGCACTTCCTGCTCATCCTCATTCTCCATCTGCCGGATCTGTCTCTCAATCTTCTGATAGCATCTGACTCTCTCCAGGCGTTCCTCTTTCAGAAGTTCTATCTGTTCATCCAAAATAGCTGCATAATCGGACAGATCTGAATGATTACTGCCGTGTGGCATTCCATCATTGACTACCGATGGAAACATCTTATCCAGTCTCAACCGCTGGATCTCGTCTAGGATGTCCTGCTCTCTCTTTATTGCCCGCCGGTAGGATTTTAAGTATTCTTTCTTCTGTTCATTTTCTTCCTGAATTGTAATCTCTGTCGTTTCCATCGGTATCGCTCCCCTTTCACAAATTCTTCAAATCTGTATCACATATTGCTCACATTTTCTGGGTATATTATTACCTGTACAGAGCAAAGAGTAATTGCAAATAAAACTTTTTTCTTTTTCATACTTTTAGCCGGGAGCTATTGTTAGTTCCCGGCCTCCTTCTTTTTATGCATCTTTTTGGCATATGTGCCAGTAGTGGCAGAATAAACAACAGCATCTGCATTTCTTTCCTCTGGCTTCAAAGAGCCAATGTCTTAAACGTTTCCTCATTTTCTGTATACTCTCCTATTCAGCTCCGTGGAGTATTAAATACAATGTTGAATATCCAGGTGACATATATTGTCCTGTCTCCAGTTGCAATTGTACTATGTAAGGATAAAGCTTGATAACCGTAGCAGTATGATGTTCTATCTTGGTACAGCCATCGTCATCTCTTATTCTTTTCTTTAATTCAATTTGTCGTCCTGGCTTGATCTTGAATGTTCTTTTAAGTGTCCTTCTTATATCTCCCGGTCTCATTAACGGAATATTGCTTTTACTGTAATTCATAGTTTATCCTCCAGATAATTCTTACCAAACATTCTTACAAATTCTTCCCTGCTGCCGCACTTCTTTTCAAAGGTCCTCTGGCCGATCCGTTGCAAGGTTGTTCGGACTTCTTTGTTTCTATGTACGGCTATATCTGATGTTCTGTGGCATTCCGGGCAAAGATATACGGTTAAGCCGTATTGTTCCGAGTATTTGCGGTTTGCACTGCCATAGATGTGATGGCGTTCTGTATAACCTGTTTTGCCACAGATAAAGCACTGACCTTTTATATCTCTATCTATGATACTTTTGTGGTGCTTCTTTCGTTTTTTTCTGACAGGTTCTTTAGGAAATAACAGTCCTCCCTGTTTCATCTGGTATACCTCCTTGCTTCTCTGATCAGATAATTCCTGTTCCGGATCCTTCGGTTAAAGCTTTCTACCGCTCTGGCGGCTTCTATCTTCCTAAGTGCTGCCATGCCTCCCCATGGTTTCCCGATAGCTTTGTGATATCTGAGTGTCCCGTAATGTATCCACTTCGACGGGTTTTTGCCTGTTTTTTTCTTAAATAGCTTTTTCTTCTGTCTAAGGTTCATTTTTGTCGCCTTTCTTGTATCTCAGCCAGCAGGCAAAAGCGGATGAAGTCAAATTCCCGAAGCAGATCAGCATCTTTTCTACTGCTGAGTTTCCGATCAACCATTTCTACTGTGTATTCTCCAAAGATGCGATCACCAGAGGCTCTGGAATTATTTACCTGTGCTTTCGAGCATTTTAAGTGTTCCACTACCTCCCCAAACGTTACGTTCTCTATAATCGTTTTTCCCGATCTGTCTTTTACATCATACAGGTTCGAAACCACTGTCTTTGCCTCCTCTCAATGTCCGGCCAGAAATGTGTTCATCATCCTTGCTTTCCATTCTGAAACTTCTTTGGTTTTCCATTTTGCACACCAGTCGTCATCTTCTACCATGCGTCCAATGCGATCGCAGAAACCATTATCATTCTCTTTGCAGGTTTCGCATATCTGCTCCTCTCTGTTCATATTCTTAAATATCCTTTCCTTCTCCGATAATCTCATCAATGCAGCTATCCCACCCGTCAGCCTTGCCATTCCAATACGTAAATCCTGCTTTCATTCCAATCTTTTCCGGCAATGGTTTCAATGGGCATCCGTGTATCAGATCATCGAACGAATCTGCGTTAAAATTTGCACTTGCATCCTGCATTGCACACTCATCCGAGCCATTAATGAGGGGACACTGTGCACATGATTTTGGTGTATCTATAACTAATACTGACTTATCGCGTTTTTCTCCTTTTTCCTGACGGTTTTCGTATTCTCTTAATTTCTCAAGCCATTTAATGATGTTTTTCATCATCGAGCCATCTGGAAGGATACACTCCATATCATTGTTTCTTCTTGCTGTCTTAAACCATTTTATGGTATCATTGAGATCATCTATTTCTTTCTTCTGCATCTTGTTTCTCCTTTCTCCTTCCTGTGATCTGACAGGCTCACACAGGAAGGATATATCTATGTGAATTTTAGGGCACCCTTAATCTTCCCAAGGTCTTCCGTTATGGTCTACTTTTCCATTTAACCATTCATTCCAGAAGACTGGATCCAGAAGTGTGTTGTATGTCTTATTTGCAAACTGTCGCATAGCTCTTGCTATATACTCAGCTGTTCCATAAGCTGTTAACGTATCTATATACTCTTTTCTGGTCTTAGGTTCTGCTGCCGGTGGCTCTGATCCGGATTGCGCCGGCGCAATTTCCAGTTCTTCCGGCACCATTTCGTTGGCCTCACCGAGATGGTCTTCCTGCAATTCTGGTTTCAGGTTACTTTCTAGCTGTTCTTCCGGTTCTGGCATATATTCCGGATGATTTTCAATGCTATCCTGGCCTGGAATCTGTGGTTCTGGCTCTGGAAGTGCTGTTTCTTGACTTTTTTCTATGTTTTCCGGCTGAGATTCTGGTGCTTCAGAATAGAAATCTGATTTAGGCTTTCCTGATACGGAGTCCTCTTTTTCTGGAACTGCTGTTTTTTGACCTTCTTCATGGTTATCCACAGTTTTTTCCACATTCTCCACCGATTCTGGCTGTTGCGCCGGCGCAATTTCCGGTTCAGGGCGAACATCATGTTTGGGTATCGGATTCGATACGGGTTTTGGAATCTCTTTTGGTGTTGGGTCGTGAGTTTCCTCTGGGATCCCGAAGTAATTCTCATATGTCTCCGTTCCTGCTGCCGCTTCCGCAAATATCTCCTGTGTATATGTAAAAAACTGGTCCCAGGAGATATTCCTCATCTCTCCATTGAATATCTTGACTGTGATATCTTCCTGATGGAACATTAAGAAGACCGTTCCTTTTCGATAACTCATGCTGTCACCAGGGTTGACGATCTGTGCCATTTCCTTGATGTTTCCGGACTGGTATGCCTCACTGCTGTACAGGGCATTGAGGATTCCTGTCTTTTCCCGGAAGAATTCCTGGATCGTGGCGTGGAGCTTGTCCTCTGTACTCTGTGCAGATTTCCAATCTAAGAGATTCATCGGATTACTTTCATTTTCTTTGTTGAAGTCTTTTAATTCGCGGATGTCCTCTCTTTTATCCTCCGGATGAAAGATCTGTTGGTCTTCTTCCGGAAGCTGGAGCATTTCTACCAGGTTATTGAATTTGAATTCCCTGTACTGTTCCTGAAGCTCCGGTGTATCTCCCGGAACGGAATATTTCTCATATACTTTCATGAAGCGGCTGACTCCTGATGGATTCATGCCATATTCTGTTCTGGCAAATTCTGCAATGGTGTTGTATCCATCGTGTTTATAGGCTCCTGACTTATCTATGCGGGTCAGCTGCCATCCGATCCGCACGAAGCTTTTTACGATTCCTCCCAGTTCCTGTTTGATCTCATTCTTGCTCTGGATATAGTCATCCATACTTAACTGCATATATTCCATAGTATCCTCCTTATGCTATGCCTGCTGCCGGTACCTGAATCTTTATCTTCTTTTTTCGGATGCTCCGTTTATATCGGTTCAGGACATCATTGATGGTCTCTTTATCCGGCTGTCGGTCATATTCTGAATAGAACTGGATGATATGGTCGTCCTTCAGGCTGATCTCTATGGTGTAGTAGGGCTTTTTCAGCTCTGATTTTTTTCGTAGGAACAGGATCCAGCTGACGCCATCTGCCATCTTTCTCATGTAGGTGTCACTGCTTCCCACGCAATGGTGAAGGGTTCTTCCTTCGTCCATCAGTTCTTTACATGTTCCTGCCGGTATAATCATGTATTCCCGGTCTTCCCAGAAGTAGTCTTTCATGTCCGGAAGTCTTTCTTTTATCCGGTCATCCAGTTTCTTATATCCTTCCAGCCGTTTATCATCCTTTCTCTGATTTCTCACTTCTACCAGCTGATCGTGCCTAACCTTTAAATCCTTTGGAAATCTCACAATGTCGTCAGTGGTATCGTATCCCTCTTCTCTTGCCATACGCAGGTAGTCTCTCCATATGATTGTGAATTTACTTGGAGCTATTTTCTGTTTCTTCAGGTAGTTGACCATCCGGTTTACGCTTTCAAGTTCATTAAGGATATCCTGACAGTCACTTATTTTTAAATTCTTTCCGGCAATCCATTCCAGACTTTCCTGTGTGATCCGAATGTCATTGTTCTGTTCATATTGGAGCCATCCCAGGATGGCAGTTCCACCGTTTATCGTTTTTAGCCTGTTTAGGTGGTTTCCGTCCAGCATCAGTGCTTCCTTGAGATTCCTTCCGTTTCTGTTGATCTCCACCCAGTGATCATTTACGACATCTGCTGCCAGTCTTGTCAGACCGGCTTTTGTCAGATATTCCAGATAAGGGTGGTTGTGGAAGGATATGATATAGATGTTTACGTTGAATTTCATGCCTGCATTTGCAAGGATATCCATTCCGCTGTGTTCCAGTCCTCCGGCTTTTAACACTTCCGGAAGATTTCCGGGATACAGGTATGACGGAACGAATCTCTTTCCATGTGGTTTATCCCAGAACTCCTGTGCGAACTCATCTGCTTCCGGAATTGTGCCGTACCACACTTTCCCCCAGGTTTCCTTTAGTGGCATGATGGCCCTGATCTTCTCGAACAGTTCTATGCCTTTCTTCCCTGCTGTCCATCTGCAGACTGCCTGGAACTGACGCTCCACCCACTTTTTGCCATATTGCTGCAGGATGGTTACCATGGCTTTGGCTGTCTTTTCCTCCTGTCTGCTGTTTGTCGTTACCGGCGCCTTGCATTTCGGGCATATGGTTTTTTCTCCATGCTTCCATCCACTCTTTCTCCAGCCGGCATAACCGCAGGCGGTACAGCTGAATACAGTCCGTTTCTCTTCTTTCTTAAAAAACAGGATGTTTCCCGGAAATAGTTTATCTTCTACCCACCTCTCTGCTTCCTCCGGCACACAGGGGACTTCTGCCATCATTTCATTGATTCTTTCCTGCTTCCGGATGTATGCCATGTCTCTTTTTGTTTCATTCACTGTAGTCTCATAGCTGTCGATGCTGTAGGTATCCAGAAAGTCATATACCCTGTCTCTGTCTTCCTGTGCAGCCCACTCCATATCCGGGGTGCTGTGGTAAAAGTCGTTTTTCAAAACCGGCTGGCCCATGCAAAGTCTGAGTACATTTTTGAGCCCGCAGGTTGTCCATGTTTCATTTACCCATGTACTATGGTTCTTTTTATCTGCGAAATACCGGGCTTTCAGTTCCCCTTTGACGAACAGACTGATCTCTACTGCCCGCTCTCCGTCCGCCTCAAGAAGCTGGCTTACAGCGATCACGCTGTCAGAGTCTTTTACTTTTGGAACTGTACATGGGATGCAGCGTAATAATTTTGTCCGCTTCATGCCTTTGTTCCTCCCATGTAGTAATCCCTGATCAGTTCCTTGGCTTTTGCCATGCCCGGAACTCCAAATGTCACCTTACCGGCGCTGACTCCTGCTGCCTTTATAATCGTTTTATCTACCGTGATCTGGTTTTTAAAAGAATATTCCAGCAGAACCGCCATGCATCCCTGCAGGGTCTTTCCTTTCTTGCGAACCTGGTGTGCAATCATCTCATTCTCCATGCAGAGTCCCTTGATGTACTCTACCCAGTCCAGCATCAGTTCCTTAGGCTTTAGTTTCATGCATTCCACATCAATCTTTCCAATAGCTGCAGATGTGGAATCGCAGAGGGATGGGATGGCTTCTTCCAGATACATCTCTACATAATCATCCGGAATGCCGTTTTCCTTTGCCAGTTCTTTTAAGCTGTCCAGATCTCCTTCCTGCAGAAGATTGGCTGCCAGTTCATTGATCTCTGTGTATGAATTCATTTCTCCAAATTTATCAAACATTGTGTTCTCCTCTCCTTGTGTTAAAATTCCGTCTGGAATCTCACTGCATGGCCGCTGAGCTGTTTATCTATTTCCTGCCAGAGGTCTGCATTTTTTAATTCCCGGTCCCCGCTTCTTTTCCATCCGTTTGTCTTCCATACGTTAAGGTTCTTGTGACCATTTGCAAGATATTGACAGGTTGTATGGATTGTGATCAGGGATGGTCTGCGTATTCTTTTCAGGGCAGCGATCAGTCCCAGCATGACAAGGCGGTGCGGTGTGGTATCTTCTGCTTCTTCTCTGCCGCTGATCGGATTCCCCGGACCTTTGGGAAAATCCTGGCTGGCAATGATATATACGCACCTGCCCTTCTTTATCCTTGCGCTTTTATCCCTGACAATAAGGGAAATATCTACTCTTGCCATTTTCTGGTCCATCTTCAAATCCTCCTGTCTATCTTTACAAGTGTGTAATGGCGGTATGCGTATCCTGTCACAGGATTGATCCCTTTTTTGATGGAATCCGGATCCACATAGTAACCTTTGGGGGCTTTGGGTTCTCTGACTACTCCATCTTTGTCTATCAGGGAACGTCTTTTTATTTCTTTTCTGGACGGTTCTTTGCGGATCAGGTTTCTGGACGGATGATATGCTTTTGCTTTTTCCGGTTCCCATTCCTGTAAGGGTGTTGCTATGTACTCTGCCAGATCTCCGTTCTTCAGGTCATATACAACTTTCATGTTCGGATTCCCATGTGTCCACAGTTCCCTGACAATCTTTTCTGTTCGGGTCTCTGTATTTGATTCGGCATTTAAGAGGATATGGATGTGGATCGCACCCCTCTTTCCTATCTGTGGTCTCCAGATATACTTTAAGGTCCAGCCATATTTCCGGTATCTGGTCTGAAGCTGCCTTATAAATTTCTGCATATGCTTTATCATCTCTTCCCAGCTTACCCTCTTGTCTTTCTGGTAGGTGAGTGTGATCCAGCTGTCTCCGGTTGTGAAGTTCCACTTTACCAGTCTCCTGAGTTCTCTCACCCTCTTCCACTGATTCTGCCTTATGATATCTTCCGGGGTGGGTTCCTTCTTTGGCTCCCTCTTCTGACCCCTTGCACCATATCTTCCTGTATGCTTTTCCTCTACCTCTAAGGTTTCCCCACAATCCCATGTATCTCTTATGTATCCGCACTTCATATGTCACCCCGGTGTCGTAAGTTTAATACCCTTAATCAAGCCCTGAAGGGGCTTTTCCTGTCCCCTGAAAAAGGTTAAAAATATAGCAGGTTTTCTCCTGCTTAAATCTTGACTTTTCGCCACCTGGATGTTATATTTTTTACAGGTTTGATATCCAAGTGGCAAAAAGTCACCCTGGCTCATGTATTTGCGTTACATGAGTCTTTTTTATTCTATGTGTTCGATCGGTCCGTAGAGGCCCTCCATTTCTTTTGCTCTCCGAAGTGCTTCTTCCATAGTTCCTACGTAACTTGCAAGTGTCTTGTTTCTGAACCTGACAATTCGGATGGTTCGCTGCTGATCCGAAGGAATTTTTACCAATTCTTTGGTTCTTCTGGAAATTCGTTCTACTTCCCTCATTCTTTCTTCTTCAGTCATTCTGTTCTCTCCCCGATCGGGCTTTTGAGATACTGAATACATTCTTCCGACCATTTTTCTATATACTCATTGTCTTTAAAAGCAAATACCTTTGTTTTTGTTATGATCGTTAATGTTTTTGTGTTTGTGTCATAGTTGTATGCCACATAAATATTCTTTTCTTCAGCTTTGAGTACAAGCTCCAGAATCTCTCTTATTTTGTCTCTGAACATGTTTCTTCCTCCTGAACTCTTCTAAGCTGATCTACCGCCCAGTATGCGGATATCCCAAAGAGGATATTAAACCAGATCGGGATGTCCACATATTTCCCTGCAAGTATGCAGAGGGCTATGATTATGTACTGTTTCATAATGCTTGTCCTTTCCCTATTCTTCACCCAAAATTTTTTCCAGTGCATTGGTTCGGTTCATATACGTTCTTCCGGTCGTACTTTTCTCTGCTTTCCTGACTGTGCCAAGAAGCCTCTCAAGCTCATTGATCGTTTTCTGATTCTGATCTGTCCACTGCACGATCGGGGTCATTATTCTTTGAATGTCTTTGGCTTCCCTGCGTCTCTTTCTGATTTCTCTCAGTGCAAGACCTTGTAAAACATAATCGTCTGGATAGTTGTCGTTAAGTTCAATGTTATGTAAGATATCCTGCGTCTTATTGTCCAGATCAGTTTCATTACTTGCTGCAATTCTATTTAATTCCTGGCATGATCTGCAGAATTTTAAAAATGCATTGATCTGGTTACTGAATCCATCTATTTTAACCACCTCCGTTTTAATGCTTGTCCTTCTTTCTCCGCCTTAACCGGCGGCTTTTCTTTCATAGTTCATGCTCAGAAGAAGTTCATCCTGTCTCTGGATGAGCAGACATTTGATTTCTTCTTCTGACATATCACTGGCTTTATGCTGAATTCCATTAATACGGATATTTCTTGTTACCAGCTTTAATTCTGACATCTTCCTCACCTCTTCTTTATGGTATGGGAAATGATATGTATGGGTTACTGTTTATAAAAATTTAAGCAGTTTGTCGAACGACCTTCGTTGACTTCTCTTTGTTTTTCTCCTATTCTGGTATTACAGATACTGGCATATCTGAATTTAACAGAAAGGAGGTACGTTATGAATAAGCTTACATTTTGCCCTTTTATCAACGGCGTCTGCCGCTCCGATTGTGTTTTTCATGTTCCACATAACATTGCCTTAAACAACGGAAACTCTGCGCAATGTGAATTGGCAGCTTTTATCTGCTGTTCAGATGAAGATTCTATTCAATCTACATTTGAAGCAATTAAAACACTTCGTGAGAAAATGCAATAAACTCTCCCACTTTCGTGTCCTGCGCAATTTTGGTCTTAACGCAATCTAAAATTGCGTAGGATTGCGATAAAGAAATTCCTTTTTTATGCAACAATCGGATTATTTCTTCGCATGTTTTATAGTTTTCTTCTGTCGCATGCATATAGTTCACTTCTCTCACCTCTTTTCTTTCTGGATATAGCCATGAGCAAAACTCCACACATTCAGTATTTATGCGGGTTTGCGAGGCATGGCAACCTCATTAATCACTTCAAATTTATAGCAACAATCAGCTCCAAATGATATAATTAAGTTGTCAAAATCAATTCACCGAAAGGAGCTGATTGTTATCTATCGTCAAGAAATTTTGAAAGACATTCGTCTTTTCACTTCACAACCAGTTGCAAAGTTTTATGATTCTCTTTTTTTGAATCTTGATTTATCCTTTGTTCCGGAATTCCCCAAGACAGGAAGGAAAGGCTTTTCAAATCACGCTATGATTTGTTCCTTTATTGTCATGAAATGCGAAGGCTTCTCCATGATTTCCGATCTTGTCGATTATCTTCACAATAATCTTCTGATTGCGTATTTTTGTGGCTTTGATATTTCTCGTCCACTTCCTTCTTATTGGACTTTTGATCGCTTCCTGAAAAATTTCGATAACAAAGTTCTCTCTGAAATCATGAAAACTCAGGTGTTATTCCTTTCTAAAGAAGGTATTGTAGACACTTCTTTTATTGGCTTAGATTCAACCCCTGTCTCTGCAAATACTTCACAGAATAATCCGAAATCTTTTCTCTCAAATAAGTTTAAACCCAGAAATCAACCAAGGGCGGATTCGGATTGTAAACTCGGCGTCCACACTGCATCCAATCAAACGAACGAGAAAAAATATGAATTCTATTGGGGCTATAAAAATCATGTCCTTGTAGACTGTATTTCAGGTCTTCCTATTTATGAAATGACCACAACCGCGGAAGTTCATGATGCTACCGTCGCTTTAGATATCCTTGCTGCTACCCATTCCTTTCAACCAATAACGGACTGCACATTCCTTGCCGACAAAGGTTACGATGTCAAAAATATCTACAATCAGGTTAAGGATCTTTACAATGGAGAATGTATCATTCCATTAAACAAACGTAATTCCAAAAATCCGAAACTTCTTCCTCAAGGGAATCCCATTTGCGAAGCAGGGCTTGCCATGTGGAAGGATGGTAAGTTTTCCGATTGTGGTCGTACCCGTCAAAAGTTTTGTTGTCCTCTAAAATCAAGTAAAGATACCGTTTGCCCATGCCACCACAAAAATTTCTATAATGGTAAAAAGCATCGTGGCTGTACGAAATATCTCACCATTCCTGATGATTTAAGACTTTCCATTGATAGGGACAGCAAATATTTTGAAAGTAATTATTCACTCCGCACAGAATGTGAACGCTATAATTCGCGTTTTAAAAATACTGGTCAGGAGCGGATGTGGGTGAGAAATAAAGCGTCTGTTACAAACTTAAACACACTTGCCCATATCAGTTTACTGGCAGTTGCCGTTGCCGCAATCACTAGCCATTCCGGTCAGTCTTATCGCAAACTAAAAACAATAAAACGAATTGCTTGATTAAAAATTTCTCATAGTCTTATGATTTCGTAAGTTTTGGACTTACGTTAGCTTTGCTATGCCATAAAATCGTAACCTCAAACTTTATGGAAACTAACTGCCACGTCCTACTTTTGAATTAATGTGTTTTGCTCATCTCTATATTATATAGTTTTAAATACTACTTGTAAATGTTTTTTTTACTCATTACAGAATTTATATCCGCTTGAATAACTGCGCGTCGCATTCTCGTTACTTTAGCCTGCAAATAAAAAGTCAATACTAAAATTGAAGAAAGTTAAAAAACTTTACAGGTTAAAAATTAGGCATTAAAATAAGGCCACCACAACCAGTGCTGGTCTGAAAGTAAAAGTTTT